CAAGCCAGAGAGACCAACAGGGTTTCTGAGGTGGTGACAACGTATTACGACCGTAATGTGTACACATATAAGAATGGTGTATTAAGTCATACGACACCAAAGGTATCTGGGCAAATGATTTTGGTGACTGTTTAAAAAATCCCGCCTTCGGCTCCACGGGCGGGGCGTGGTACACGTTCAAAAGAGACACCCGTCTCTATCGATTAGCCTTGTTTAATGAATCGTAGGGTTGTCGTAGTCTGCTGGGACATAAATGGAGAACTGTTTCGGCAATTGTTCAGGGTTGTCCGGTGAACGCAAACCATCTATAACGAAATCTAGGTATTCGTTAGATATGCCTATCGATTGCACCACCGTAGACAAGATCAGCATTTGATCGAAATTCCTTTCTCTCCAATCTGTCCATTCCCCGTAGTCCTCTATCGCTTCGCGAACGCGCCTTAATAAATCTGTTTGCTCTTTTGATAATTGTAAAACGTCTTTCAAATCGTCCATATTCAAGCCTTAATAACACCAAAAAAAGTGACACCTAGCTTGTAACTATCTGATTTTATTGATGAATGGGGCTTAGGTATTCAACCCTTCGAGGGTTCGAATCCCTCTCTCTCCGCCACTCAATTCCTTTGTAATCAATCGGTTACAAACTTAGGTATCTAACCCTTTTACCTACCACTTCATAGGGTTCGATACCTTTTCCTCTATTTCCCAATCTGCACACCTTAACTAAGTTGTTAGCACAAATCATTATTGCACAAGCAGCTTAGATAAGTTGTTAGCAGCCGCTCTTTTCTCGGGGGTTGAGATGTGTGCATAACGCTCCATCGAGGCAGAGGATTCCCATCCCCCGAGCTCTTGGATGATCCTTGAGTTAACGCCTTCTCGCCGCAACCAGGTTGCAAACGTATGGCGTAAATCATGGAATCGGATCCCTTTAAATCCATTAGCGTCAAGCTTTGCCCGAACATGATGGTTGAGCCACTTAGCTAGTGGTCTCCCATTGTCCTGAACAAATACATGCTCTATCTTCCCACGCAAGCGCGGCATCTTTGTTTGAAGGTGATCTACATGTTGCAGATGCTTTCGGATCATATCCTGAGCGTCATAACTCAGTTCGATCTCGAGAGGCATACCGTTCTTTGTATCTCGCCTATCAAAGTACAAGCGTGATCCATCAGATGAAACCTGGTCGATCCTCAGTTGGACCGATTGCTTGTGACGCAGTCCAGTTAGAACTGCGAATTTAGCTAGATCCTTTCTCAGGTCATCGAGCAGATTCAACATCCGGTCAAACTGTTCCGGCTCGAGGAATGTGGTTCTCACATTCTCGTAAACGGAACTGATCTTTGGAACGAAATCAATCGCCCGTAACTCATCTCGAGCGTAGTTCATTACAGCTCGATAGTAAGTCACGTAGTTATTGTAGGTCGCACCAGAGATCTTTCTAACCGGAGTGAGATCCTCACCCTTGTTATTTTTTGCATTGAAATTTTTGACCTTGCGGAAAAAAGACCTGACCATCCGATCATCGATGTCGCGAACAGGTATATCACCCCATTCCTCTATCATTATGCCTAAACGCAATCTAGCGTCTGGGCTCTTCTGACGGTTATGCTTCTTACTAGGCAGTTCCAAATATTCCTCTGCACATTCTCGGAAAGTTACATCCATGTCGTACTCCTTATCTGTAGACGCTACAAACAAGGTGTCACTGTTCCGAGGGTAATCTAATTTATGGGCTCGTTCCACCAGAACGGGTGAGCCACCCCCGCTGGAGTAATGCCTTTTGTCGGAGGGAGTTTTCAAAGTCGGCATAATCTGGTTCCTTTCCATGGATTCAGTGAATCTTAATAAATATGTAGATTAATAACAACATCTACAGATTAAAAAAAATCTACAGCGGTTGAATGGATTGGTGAGGAATGTCGAGTTAAAAACAAACTCCGTGAGGCTCACACTTCATCCATTCTTTTTTCTACTCGAGGGTGTATATCCTCGGTCGCAAACCTAGCCGAAGCATAGGCGGAGTGCATTTGATGCCGCTGTTCACCAAATCGTTTGTCCTCACTATTCAACCCAGGCTAGTGGGTTTTACCTTCCGGTACTGGTGGAGCTACCCCGTCACTGTCTGATTTCTCAGCAGTCTCTTTCGCGTCGTCCGCTGTAAGGGTTGCGGGAGCTGGAGTTTCAGACGAGGTAGCCCCGTTTTCTATTGGCACCTCAATTGGAGCAGGAAATGTCTTTGCAGTGTCGGCGTTAAGTTTTTGCAATCCCATCGAGGCTAGATTAGTTAAGTTCCCTAAATTTTTAATTAAATTGTGTAGGTCGCTTAAAGTGCCGATAGCTGAATTCAAATTTTGAGACAAACCAATCGAACCTTTTTGTTCCTCGCTCAACACGTTTAAATCGTAGGTTTTGCCGGCAAACATTACCGGCTGCACATCGGGTTTTTCTTCTTCAGTCATTTTTTCCTCGCATCATCTCGAACTAATTTATATTCTCTCGGTGCATCCACACCGAGCCTTGCTTGAGCGAACCAAACCTTTTGGGTTTGTTTTCTTTGAGCACCACATGAGAAACACTTGGTTGGCACAACCATGGGATACTCGTCACAATCTTCCAGCCACAAGGTAACTTCCTTCCCCAGACTGAAACTTTCCTGAACATCAAGAGTGAACTCCCGAGTGTGGTCCGGAGACCGCACATTGAGGACCGCATACTTGTGTTCCGGCGATATGTTGACCTTTCTGATCCATATAATGTGATCGCTGGTCCTTTTGAGATCCGAAGAATCTAGGTGAAAACCCCCGAAAAGCCTCGAATCTACGGCTCTCGCTAAACGTAGAGCCATATTTTTTCCTTATGTTAGAAAGGGATGTCATCTTTGAATTCACCCTTCTTTTGTGGCTCGAACGTATCCAAAGCGATATAGTTCGTGCCGCTCTTACCTTGCCTAATATCGAAGTTAATAAACTCTTTTCCAGCAGCCTTGGCCTCTTTTACCTGAGCGCTGAACCAATCTAGTTCATCAACTTTGATTCCGAACTTGGCAATAACCCAGTCCGGGGTTTTAGGGCTTCTGTTTTTGGCATAGAAGCCATTAGCAAAAATAACGTCCTTCTTTTGTCCATCCATGTTAGATCTCCACCACCGTGGAACGGTGGGTGTTGGTTTTTTTCCTGAAGCTATCGAGCTTCTCTCCTTTTTCCTTGAGTGCTTCATCGCCACCCATAAAGTCGTAGACCTTTTTATAGTCCACTGGTGGCGTTTGTTTAACGACTTTGACTCCAAGCCCTAAGCCGTTGGTAACACTCACCTCGTGTCTCGCAACTATCTGTTTCTTGAGATCCTCTTTCTGAGTTCTCAGCGTATCCAGAGCTGCGAGATCGTCTTCATTGCGTGACTCAATTTCTTGAATCCGCTTCATAATCTTTGCCAGTTCATTCATCTGCTCGTCATCTACCTGTGTGAACGACAGATCAGGAATGGGGTCAATATGGACCTTCTGTAATTCAGGTGTTTGGAACTGATCGTGGATGTAGTTATGCCACGCCTGGTACAGGTCTACCCTGCGTATGTCTCCTTCTCGAGGTTGTGGGCAAAGCTCACCACTCACCTTTTCCTCAAGCCATCCGCGCTTTCTCTCTACTCGTTCAACCGTAACAGTGGGCTCTTTTGTATTATCTCGCTGCAGATAACAAACAAAGTCACACCAATCGAGATCGAGGCACTCCATCTGCATGTACACTTGCCATAGGTAGTGCTGCTTGTCTTTGTCGTAAATGGAATAGGTTTTCTTAAACGGACACTTGATCTCAAGAATCCCATCCATACCCACCAAGCCATCCGGAGATGCTCCAAGGAAAGAGTAAGAAGGGTGTCTCACCATTCCGGTTTCGATCACATCTTCCTCGTTCTCGGCTTCATACCAAGCTCTGGCATAGGGTTCTGTCTTCTGCCCATGCAGAACTGGTGGGCTCATTTTGAACTCTGAGGGTGCTGCAGAAAGAGCTCTGACTTTCTGTCTCACCACTTCCATCGGCTTAGTCCAAGGATTGATACCTTCCAAGGCTGAGCATTCGGTGGCGGTGATCACTGTAGCTCGTTCTCTGAGCCACTCGTCACTGCCTTGTGCGTACATTGGCATTACCTGGATTCCCTCTTTTTGTTCCAGTGTGATCTGTATTGTTCTTCTCTAGCGGTTCTATCCTCTGCAGACTCCTCAATGCCCTGATTGCGAAGGTGATTAGCAAACTTGTTGAACCACTGATCTAGCTCTTCATCGCTGGACACGCGACAACCCTGCCTAGCCTTCTTCCATTCTTTATCGAGTTTTTCTTTATCGTCAGTTGTTTCTGGCTGTTGCGGCGGTTTTGCTTCGTTGATGGCGTGGATTTCTGCGGTTTGCTGTTCCGGCATGTACAAATCGGCGTGTAGGCCAAATTCAGCCATCGCCTTGACTCTGCATCGTTGTTTGGCGGTGTTTATGTCATCAGCGGTCGGATTGACTTTAGGTTTTCTAGTCAGATAGTCGTAGACTGGTAGGGAAGTGAACTGTGTTTTTCCCATCACTGTCATCACGCAACGGACTTCGGCTGTATCGCCGTAGTAAAAGGCGTGACCCTGGTCTATAGGATTTACTTCGAACTCCCAGGTGTAATCTGGGAACACCGACATCATTTCGGCGTGAGCATGCATCCAATTTACATAGGGCAGATCTTTTTCATCACCGGTTTCGGTTTTAACTTTGTCGTTGTAGATTTTTTTTGCGGGGATAGCAGAAAGCCTTTCCCAAATGATTTGAGTTACATCCATGTTTTTTCCTCATCTATGAGAGGAAAATATCATGTGTAGATTAAAAATACACCCCTAGATGATTAAAAATCTAAGGGCGATATTTCTATTTCACAGAAGTGCATTCCGATAGATGCTCAGGCATGGAGTCGATGATTTCTTGTTGAACAGACATACTGCTATGGAAACAACTCATGCTTGTAAGCTGCCAAACCACCCATCCTTTCCGAGATTCCCAGAACATAATTTCACGTTCTTTGGCTCGATCATACTCTCCTAGGACTTCCAATCCATGCAATTGGTTTTCTTTCCAATCTGCATCAGCAGCACAATGCTTAGCGCACCATCCTTCTGCAAAATGCGCCCTAGAGTATTCTTCTAAATCAATCATAGAGGAATGAAAAACACCATTTAGTGGATGCCGTAACGGCAGATCGACTGTTGTCATATCCATTCTAGTCTCTGAAGATTTCCATCCTTGTTTTGATACCAAGTTAAACTGCTTGGTGATAGTCCTAATTAAAGTTGGGTACTTGAACCTTTTCGATTGGAGTTTCGCCAAGCCATCTAAATCTGAGAAGGCATCTAGCATGTTATTGTCTCGGTTTACATGTGCTAGGTTTGGTGAAACCATTTTGAACTCAAAATTATCGTTAAGTAAAAATTTCATTTGTGCAATGGGTTGGTTGGATACGATTACAGGGTGTGATCCACTTGTATCCAGGTCTCGTTCACGGTCTTTTAAAGATTTCTTTTCCAACCACTTTTGAAACTCGCTCTCCCAGAGCTGCTCTTTAGATATCGCCATTTTATCTCCCGAACATATCAATCACTTGAGCTATGTCTTGCAGGGTGTCGTTAGGAGAATTGGTGTTTGCTAGCCTTTGCATCAGCCAACTAAACTGTTCATCGCTCATCCCTGGGTGTTCACGCTCATACTCTCGAACCATTTTTACAGTGAACAATAGACGTTCAGCAGGGATACCACCATTATCCGTAGCCAGGTCAGTGCTGTCATCTAGAAAAACCCAAGCCCTCAAAGGTATTTGAAACTCACTGCAAAAGGTCATTGCGAGTTTCAGGTCTTGAGGTAAAGACCCCCTAAGCCATCCAGCCGTAACAGCATTTGAGCAACCAATCTTTTTACAAATGTAAGCCGCTCTTCCATATCGAGGGACTCCTCTGGTGTCGAGAATTTTCTCTAGCCAATCTCCTCTATCTTTTTTAGTCACTTCCATGTTTTTTCCCAAGTTATCAGCAAGAATATTGCTGCAGTGCAACATCCTAATCTACAAGTTCACTTTGCAATATCCTGATATACACCCAGTAGGTTTGATCTGTAGGTTCTAAAACTTCTACGGATACAATATAAACCTATAGATTGACTTTCGATTGCCTTTGGTGTTTTCATCGGCAGTTCACATGGAGGTCCAATGATTTTTCGAATAGCAGATACCGAATCGCATTTCACAACATTCCCCAACCAACTGCTTAAATCCGGAGATGGCACAAAACCTAGAGAAGACTCTTTAAGTCCAGCGGCCTTGGGCCTTCTTTGCTATCTGTTATCGCACAAAGAAGATTGGGTGGTCACTGGAACAATCATCGCTAAACACTTTCAGATCACTAAAAACCAAGTCACGAAGCTAACTGACGAGTTGAGGGATGCGGGTTATCTGAGGAGATCTTTTTACCATTGCGAGAAGAAGGGAACGACACTCCCCAATTGGGATGTCACAAACGTAAGGAACGAATTCCGCGATCCCGATATCCGCGATCCCGATAATCGGGATCCCGATTATGAGGAACTAATAAGTAATAACTTAGAAGAAGTAATAAGTAAGAAAGAAGATACCCGCTCTAGAAGAGAAGTGTTTTTGGCAGAACCGCCAGCAGGAATTGCCGAAACATCATGGAGAAAGTGGTGGGAGTACAAGCTTGGTCCTCGAGGCAGAGTGCCGCAAGGGTCATCGGGTCAGGCAAAGATAACCAGAGTTACAAATGAGTTTCGGGTTCTGATTAGCGCAGGAGCATCAGATTCTGTCCTCGAGAAGATTGTCGATCATCACATTGCCAACGGTTGGAGATCATTAGGAGAGCCTGATTGGCGCTTCACTAAAAATCTCTTAGAAGAGCGAAAGATGATGAGGGGGGTGACCTAATGCAGATCGCTGAACTCAAAAAACATCTAGCACCCCATGCATCAACAATATGTCAGGAGCTTTATCCGGATGGTCGTATTGAATCCGGTCACTTCAAGATTGGAAGTCTAGAAGGTGAAGCGGGGAGATCACTATCAGTGATACTTACTGGCGATAGGGCGGGAATGTGGACCGACTTCGCAACGTCCGATCATGGAGACCTTATTGATTTGATAATGACGGCTCGAGGTGAGTCTGTTGTCGAGGCAAAGACCTGGGCAGAGAAACGTTTCGGCATCAAGTCTCGGAAGCGGAAAATTTCTCCGGCGGGGAAAACAAAAATACGCACCCCCAAAATGCCGAAACCAATCAATACCGGACTACTGCATTCCTATCTCATGGGTAGAGGATTTAAAGAGGTAGGTGATCTGGTCTATCGGCACAAGCTATATGCGAGTGATGCCCTCAACACAGATGGGATGGATTTGATTTTCCAGTTCTTCGATGCGGAAGGAAAGCTTGTCGATGCTAAACACAAACCCATGGATTACGAAGGAAGCAGTAAGTTCGTTACGACAGACACTAAGAAGATTCTCTATGGCTGGCATACCGTCAAACCCGAGGATCGTCAGGTGTGGATTACTGAGGGAGAACTAGATGCTATCGCCGCGAGAGAGCTGGGTTACTCGGCACTATCCATGCCCAACGGCGCGTCCGGTTTTACTTGGATAGATAACGACTACGACAACCTAGATCGATTTGACGAGATTATCGTCGCCACGGACCAAGACGAGAAAGGGGAGAAAGCAGCCGAGAAGCTGCACAAAAGATTCGGTGATCGATGCCTACGCATAAGAATTCCCACAAAAGACATTAACGATCTGCTCAAAGAAAAGGGTTACGAAACTTCCAAACAGATTCTCGAGCAAGCTTATGACGAGGCCAAATGGCAAGACCCCACTGAACTGTTCTCGGCACTCGAGTTCAGCGAGAAAGTAGACGCTGTTTTCGACTCCGAAGATGAGGCCGTCACGGGAGTTGGTTACGGTTTCAGGAAGATCGACAACACAGATTTGCGGGTGAGGCCACATGAGTTGCACGGGGTAACTGGATATAACGGTTCCGGCAAATCGATGTTCTTGGGTCAGGTGGTGCTGAATCTAATCAAGCAGGAGAAAAGGGTCTGCATCGCCTCTATGGAGATGGAGCCAGAAATCACCCTCAAGCGGATGGTGATGCAAGCGTCAGGAAAATCTCGCCCAGATCAAGCCTATCGAAATCGAATTTACGATTGGTGGAGCCAAAACCTTTGGCTGTTCCATGCCGGACTTACACCTAGCGCGGATACCTTGTTCAACACTTTTGAATACGCCTATCGACGTTATGGCGTAACAATCTTTGTAATCGACTCTCTGACAAACCTGAGTTCTCAACAGGACTATGAGAAGCAACAGAAGGTTGTTGAGACTTGTGTGAATCTGAAGAGAGCTTTCCCTGTCACCGTGTTCCTGGTCACCCATGTTAAGAAGGGAGATGACGAGTATGCCCAACCCAACAAGTTCGATGTTAAAGGTTCCGGCGCGATCACGGACCTCGCCGATACGTTTGTTTCGATATGGAAGAACAAGCGTAAATCTGAACACATTTTTGAGTGCGAACAGGAAGGTCGGCAACCCGATAAAGATATAGCTGATTCTTTCGACGTTGTTTTTTCCGTACTTAAAAATCGACACGGAATGTGGGAAGGAAAATCAGGATTTATGTTTGATCCATCCAGTTGCCAGTACCTCGAGGATGATCACTCTCATGCTCGTCCTTACGTTAAGCCGCCACCAGCCAAGGACCACCCCCTCATATGATCCCACAAGAAGAAAATTACGCAGAGCAGATTCGGCAAGCCGGTAAGGCGGTTCAAGAAGCGGAGCAGGGCGTTGCTAAAGCTGATGCAGACGAGAAACGAGAGATCGCGTTGCAGATGCTCCACGCCCAGCAGCAAGGACACAAATCTGCAGCAGCTCAGGCAGTTTTTGCTGATGCGTCTGAGGCGGTCTATCAAAAAAGGCTTCAAAGAGGGGTTGCTAAGGGCGGGTTAGCTGCCGCGAAGGCAAACCTCGTTGCGGCAGAAACCGCCGTGAGGGTTTGGCAAACCAAAATGTCGATGCTGAAGCTGGAAGCGAGGACTTACACCGTATGAAAAAGAAAGAAGCTATCGCTGATCTCAGTATGCGGATTCGTTTGGATTA